AAGATTTAGATTAAAAAAAGCCGGGATATTTTAAATTATAATAAAAATAAAAAAGAATAAAAAAGAATAATAATTATTAAAAAAAATAAACTTTTATAATAATATATCATATATAAAATATGTAATAAAACATTTCATAGGAAGCCAAGATTTAATATAGATTCTTTTTCCATTTTCTTGGCTTCCTTTTTTAAGAACTACATTCTGAACATTTGTATCATATATTATCAAGAACCGAATTAAGTATCAAAAACTTTTTTCGGTTTTTTATATATATATATATAATATATTATGGAAATTATAATAACTTATTTAGCAATAATATCATTCTCTTTGATATTAGCATCACACATTGATTCATTAGAATGGATTAAAAGAAAACTTGGTATAGCCCAAGAATCTACAATGTATTCTAAATTATTCGTTATAAACACATTTATACAAGGAATAAAGAAACTTCTTAACTGCCCCGGATGTATATCATTCTGGACAACATTAATCTATCTGGGCTTCTCTATTGAAGTATTAAAGATAGCACTAATAATCTATATCATTACTTATGTATTAGATTCAAAAATAAATAGAGTTTATTTGTGAAAGATTATAAATTATTAAACGGAGATGCCTTAGAACAATTAAAAAGAATACCAAAGAATAGTGTTGATAGTGTCGTTACTGATCCACCAGCTGGTATTGGCTTTATGGGTAAAGATTGGGATAAGGACAAAGGAGGTAGAGATGAATGGATTAAATGGTTGTCAGAAATCATGATAGAAGTGAATAGAGTATTAAAACCGGGAGGACATGGTTTAGTATGGGCATTGCCGCGAACTTCACATTGGACTGGTATGGCTTTGGAGAATGCCGGATTTGAAGTAAGGGACGTAATACAATATTTATTTGGTAGTGGATTTCCTAAATCATATAATATAGGTAAAGGAGTTGATAAGAAGTTGGGGAATGATAGGGAAGTTTTAGGTGAATCAAAAAAAACATCATTTGATGATTGGTCAAGATTCACCGAAAAGGAATGGAAACGGAAAGATAATTACATAACAAAAGAAACATCAGAATGGGAAGGATTTGGAACGGCTCTTAAACCATCTTCTGAATTTTGGTTTTTAATTCGAAAACCATTATCAGAAAAAACTATTGTTGATAATGTATTGAAGTGGGGAGTTGGTGGTTTGAATATTGATGGGAGTAGGATTGGATATTTTGATAAAAAATATTTTAATAATATTAAGAAAGGAGTTGAATGTGGATATAAACAATCACAAAAAGATACAACATTTATGGCATCTGATGGAGAAGGAAGAACGGCTAATAATTTAGGTAGATTCCCTGCCCACACATTACACGATGGGAGTGATGAAGTAATGGAGGAATTTGCGAAAGCTGGAACTACGATTAGTAAAGGTGGTGGAATGAAAGATTTTAATAAATCAGATTTATTTCAAGGAAAACCATCAAAAAATAAAACAGATAGTTGTGGTTTCAATGATGAAGGAACTCCCGCAAGATTTTTCTATTGTTCCAAACCATCAACAAAGGAGAGGAATATGGGATTGGATGGATTTGAAGATAAACAAAGAGAAAGGAGAGATGAAGGACAATTAAAATTTGATTCCCCTTTAACAAGATTTAAGATAGAAAAGAACACCCATCCCACATTAAAATCTGTAAAGTTAATGAATTATTTAATCAATTTAATTACTCCACCAAAAGGAATAGTATTAGATTGTTTTATGGGAAGTGGAACGACTGGTATATCAGCATTATTAAATGGGAATAGATTTATAGGAATTGAAAAGGAAAAAGAATATATAGAAATATCAGAAGCAAGAATTAAATCTTATGAAAAATATAGACAATTTTTAAAATGATAATAATAAATGAAGATTATCATAATTATATATTATGGTTAAGAGAAAAACAAGGATACGAAATCGGAATCGTATGTATGGGAGAAGAATACATATATAATTTTAATGGTTATGATGTATTAAATGAACAACTGATAAAAAAATATTACGAATATAAATATTATGGAAGAGATTAAATATGATATATATCATATAAGATTATATTATACATTAGAAGAATTAAATAATGATTTTATATTCTACTTCCTTTAAATATGAAAATAATAAGGAAATTTATTAAAATAGATGATGTTGATCAAAGGAAAATAACATATAATAGTATAATTAAAGATTATAATTATTTAATAGTATATAAAAAAACAAATAGAGATTATTAAAATGAAAGAAAATAATATAAAATGTTATAATTGAAAGAAAGACGTTCTGTTAACAAACCATTAACAGATGATATGCGTATTAAAAATATTAAGGAATTAGATAATATGCGTGATATTTTATCTAAGACTAAAAGGAAACCTAATGAAGATGAAAAAATAATTAATAAATAAATGGAATTAATATTAGAAAGAAAATTTAAGAAAGAAGATTATACAATAGGTAGATTGTATATTGATGGTGTTTATTTTTGTGACACACTTGAAGATAGAGTAAGAATTATTAATGGAAATTGTTCTGATAAGATATATGGACAGACAGCAATACCAGAAGGAACATATGATGTTAAGTTAATTCACAGAACAAGTAATGGAGTATTAACTCCTTGGTTACAGAATGTTCCTTGTTTCACTGGAATACTTATACATAGTGGTAATGATGAATTAGATACAGAAGGATGTATATTAGTTGGCCAGAATAAGATTAAAGGAAAAGTGATAAATAGTATATCAACATTTAATAATTTAATGATTATATTAGAGGAAGAAGAAAATATAATTATAACTATTAAATGATTAAATAAATATGGAAATATCTTTAAATAATATTAAAGAAATATATAATTACTTCTGTGGATTATATAGTTATAAGGAAATTATTAGTGTATTAGAATATTATAATGGAGATGATTTAGATGAATTAAGTGATATATTAAGACAGAATTATAATCACATTAAGTTTATAAGATCGTTAAAAAAATAAATTAAAATAAAATGACACAATTTTTATTACAGACAGATTATGGAGAACAATGGTTTTATACTGATTACGATGGTGAAATTATACTTGACTTTGATAAAAGAAATATAGAGAATTACGATGATGAAGAAGATTATATATCTATTGTTATTAAAAAAAGTGATAGTGAATTATATAATTATTTAATGGATAAACTAATTAAAAATAAATATAAAAAATAATTAAAAGAAATGGAACAAAATGAATTAAAATTTTATGAATTTTGGAAACAGAATTGTAAAGGAAAAACATCAGTAGAAACAAAGTATATTACTGAATCATATTTTTACTTATATAAAAAACAATATGTAGGTGGAACATGTTCAAGATGTTTATCAATAGTATCAGCTGAACTAAAAAGAAGATTTGAATATTTTGAAAATAAAATCGAAAAGGAAAAAGAATCAGATTCATTAGTAAATCAGATAGTTGATAAAAAAATTGAACCAGTAAATAAAACAAGAGGATGGCACTTGAAATCTGAATATATAGATGATGAAGGAAATGTTTTTTGTAAAGGCAAGTATATTAAAACACTGTAAAAATCCATCACCATATAGAAATGAAAAGATTAGACGGATTAGAAAAAATTCCAAATAAAAGAAAGAACGGATTAGAAATTGTTGAAGTTGAAGATAAACAAAAATTCACAAAAAGTGAAAGAGAATTCCTTACACATTACGCAGAGAATTTTCATTATCAGAACGCGATGATTCATGCGGGATTACATATTAAAAGAAATGGAGAAAAATATTCTGATAAACAATTAATAGCCAGAGCAAAAAATATTTTAAAATATCCATCAGCAAAAAAATATGTTGAAGATATACAAGTTCAAATTAGGGAACAGAATTTTTTAACGCTTGATAAATGTGTAAATGAAACTTATTCTTTCTATGATAAAATTAAAGATACAAATTACAGAGAGGCTAATATAGCTTATCAAAGATTAACAGATTTATTAGGATATACTGGAAGGGGAGCAGCAATTAATCAACAGATAATCGTAGATGAAACTGAAAATGGAGTTGGAATTACAATTAATTATATTCAACCAGAAAAAAATAATAAAGAATCAGATGAATAATTTCAGATTTAAAATCGGTGATAAAGTATATAATACAATAACTAAGAGGAATGGAATTGTATATCAGATTTTATTATGTTCAAAAAATGTTATACAATATAATGTATATTATAATGATACATATGAATGGGAATATGAATGTAATTTAATTTCAATTGTTGAATATGATTTAGATACAATATTAAATAACATTTCACAGAATGGAATAAATAGTTTAACCAAAGGGGAGATGGATTATTTAAGAAAAAATAAAAAATAAATATGAAATCTGATAATTTTTTAATAACTGGTTGTGGAAGGAGTGGGACTGGTTATATGGCTTATTTATTAAAAAGGAATAATATTAAATGTGGGCACGAAATTCATTCAAATCGTTTAAGAAGTATACCATTAAAACATAGTGAATCATCTTGGTTAGCAACACCGTTTTTAGGACTGTATAAGGACGATCTAATTGTTCGTATATATAGACATCCACTTAAAGTAATTAAATCATTTATGGACTTAGATAGATTTAATCCTAAATCAATATTAATAAATGGATATTCTAAATATATGTATGATTATGTTCCGATTAAAACAGAATATTCATCAATTAAAAATGCGGCAATTTATTATATAGAGTGGAATAAATTATTTGATGATTTTATGGGAGATGAATATTTTGAATCTGTTGAAATTGATGAAATACAAAATTATGATAAATTATGGTTATATGATAAAGAATTAATTATTCCAAAAGATGTAATAAATAGAAAGGATAAATTATTTAATTATTCAATTAAGCAACTTGAAGAAATGTTAAGAGTGGAAGATATGTATAATAGTGTAGTTGAAACATATGAAAAAATGAAAGATAAGAGTTGAAATTATCAGCACCAAAAAAAGAAATAGAATTTAATCCTACTTATTTACAACATCAAGCGTGGGAATATTTAACAGATGATAAAACTAATATATTATTATTTGGTGGTTCAGCTGGTTGTGGAAAGTCTTATTTAGCTTGTGCCTTTTCTGTATTATATTGTATGCAATTTCCAGGTATTGTAGTTGGGATGACAAGAGCAAGATTAATTGATTTTAGTAAATCAACATTAATAACTTTAATGTCAGTATTAAAAGAATTCCATTGTAAAGAAGGAGAACAATTTTCATTTGATAGAAAAACAAATATCATTACATTTTGGAATGGAAGTAAAATAATGATATTTGATTCATATCTATACCCGACAGATCCAGAATTTGAAAGAATAAGTTCAACTGAATTTACATTTTGTGTAATTGATGAAGCTTCACAAATCACCAAGAAAGCATTTGAAATCATTCAAACAAGAATTAGATTTAAACATAAAGAATATAAATTAATTCCTAAATTATTAGTGGTGACTAATCCAACTTTAAATTTTATTAAATCTGAAATTTATCAACCATATATGGATGGAACATTACCGGATAATATTAATGTTGTTTTAGGACTTGTAGATGATAATCCACATGTTGATAAATCATATAAAAATAATTTAGAGAATTTAGATTTACCGGTAAAATCAAGATTGTTGTATGGTGATTGGAATTATTCAACTAATGATGAAAGTATATTTGAACAAGACAAATTAGTAAATATGTTTCACAATTCATTTTTTGATGATGATAAAAATTCAAAGATTAAATATTTAACTTGTGATGTTGCTTCCACTGGAAAGGATGATACAGTTATTACGATATGGGAAGGATTAGATTGTTATTATATAGAGAAAATGAAACAGAAAACAATTCCACAAGTTTATGAAAGAATTAAAACATTAATGAAGGAACATTCAATCAGAATAAATAATATTGTTGTTGATAAATCTGGTGTTGGAACTGGGTTGTTTGATTTATTAAAGGGATGTATTGGATTCGTAGCAAATGAACGTCCAAAGAACTCCATATATGGAATATTAAAGGACGAGTTATGGTATAAGTTCGCTGAACTTGTAAATACCGATAGAATCAAAATTTCACATAGAAAATATTCTGATGATTTAATTCAAGAATTAGCAGCACATACGATGTATAATTATGATAAGGATAATACAAAGACACAAATTTTACCAAAGGATAAAGTTAAAAAACAATTAGGGAGATCACCGGATATTGCTGATGCTGTTATAATGCGAACAGTATTTGATGTTAAACAATCTGGATTTAAATTCTCTTTTGTAGATACATAATGAAAGACAGAATATACGGAGAAATAAATGGAATAAAAATGATAGCAAAATTAGAATTAAAGACATTTATTATATTAACAATTTTAGGATATGATGATGAATTTATTTGGATATATATGAATATATTTAATTTAGTTGATTATCAAATATTAGATATTGTTTAAACTAAAATAAAAAAAATCTATTTACTAATATGATAACATTAAAAGATTATTTAAATTATAATAGAATACCAAGTGGATTAACAACTTTGGAACATCAGAGTGAATTTGCTAAATTATTTAATTTAGATATTAATAAATTAACAGATAAACAGATTGATAAAAAGATTAAAGAATTTGTCAGTATATTAACAATAAGCAGGAAGGAACATAAGAAAATTAAATTAGGGAAGAAGTGGTATGTAGTAGATAGGGATTTAGATGGTTTAAAACACTCCCAGTGGGTTTATTTTGATGGAGTGATGAAAGGGCTATATGATAATTATAATGATGAAGAATCAAAGGAAAACAATCTTAAAATGATTAATGAATTTATTAATGAAAATAGTAATAAAATAATTGCTTCATTTTTACGTCCTTGTAGGATTTATAAATTCTTTCCAAAAATATTTGATATAAATAAAGCAAATGATGTTGCTGAAAAAGTATTGGATTTAGATATTAGAATTATATTGGAATTAACTGGATTTTTTTTTCATTATACAACAAATTTTATGATGAATGGAGTTATAGAATATTCAGAAAAGTTGGAAAAGGAAATTTGGGATCAAGTGAAAGAGGAAAAGAAATAAATAAAATATATGGATGGAATTTAATCTTAAAAGGATTGTGTAATAATGTGGGAGATTTGGAAAAAGTGTTGAATGAAGATTTCATTAATGTATTAACTTGGTTGGAGTTAAGTAAAGCGGAAGAAGAATTAACAAATATTTATATGGAAGAACAAAAAAAGAACAATAAAACAAGATGATAAATTATACTGATTTAGTAGATTATTTAATAACAGTAGCTGGTAGGAATCCTAATTTAAATTATATTAAATTTGGTTCTGATACAGAATCTATAAATGATCCTAATTTTGATACACCAGCTTTTATTATATCTCCTTCACAATCTAATTTTCCAAATTATGAAAATAATAATTCATTTATTCAGTATGGATTTCAGATTTTATTTTTAGATAAAATGCGTCAGCAAGAAGATAATTATCCAGATATATTAGAACAAGGATTACAATTAATAAATTCTTATTTACAAGTTGTTGATTTAAAATATAAAATAAATTGGGGATTTGGAATAGAGCCGTTTATTTATAATTATGATGGTGGTATAATTAGTGGGCAACAGACAAGTATTTTAATAGAGGAAATTTATAATATAGATAGATTTAAATCTCCTTTTTATAATGAAAATGATTAATAATGGAAAATACTTATACATATTTATTAGAGACTGAAAGTAAAGTAATTCCTAAAATACAGGAAATCTTAATAAAGGAAAGAAGGAATGCTACTGGTAAATTACGAAATAGTTTTGAAATTGATATTAAAGATAAACAGAATAATGATGGTTTTGAAATTAATATGACTTATGCGGCACATGGAAAATATGTATTAGATAATAGAAGGAGAATTAAGAAAGGACCAAGTTCTAATGCTATTCAATCTATTATGGATTGGATTGTAAATAAAGGGATTTCAATTGGTGGTGGTAAGATTAGAACACCAATGGGAAACGCGAGAACACAAGCACAACAAGATCCATTAGCAAAGAGAAGAGCGTTTGCCTTTGCTATTTATTATTCAATTAAAAAGAAGGGAAGAACTTGGGCTAATTCTACTAATTTCTTAAAGCCTTGGAATAATATTTATCAAGGAAAACCATTCAGAGATGGATTAGCACAAGCAATTGGATTAGATATGGGAAAAGAAATACAAGATATGTTCAAGCAAAATGGAACAATAAATATAAAAACATAATATGGCAATAACATTAAAACAAGAACCAGATTTTATATCATTAGGATTTCAACCAGAATTCTATTTATGTGATTCTACATACGCTACTGAAATTGGATTTAAATATGTGTTTATTATTGAAAATAAAGATGGACAAGTATTAAATAAAAAAGTATGGCCATTTCCAGATTATTATGGAAGAATTGATATATCAAATACATTATATAATTATTTAGATACAACATTATTATTTGATACAACTGGAAATACACATACACAAGATACATTAATTCAGTATAAAGTATCAATTGGACATACTGGTTCAACTAATACATATTCACCAACTTCACAAGGCGTAAAATATTTATTACACGGAGCTGATTTAGATTTTGGTTATGAAGATTATATATTTTCTACTCCCGGTGATAAATATTTCTTAACACATCAACCATTAACAACAGAAGTTAATTTAACAGATTATTATACATTAACTGGTTTAGTAGGATCATTTGGGTATGCTAAAAATTCATATTGGCACAGAACATTTATAGATGTATATTATTCAGATGGAAGTGAAAGGAATTTTTCAATGTTATGTGATGGTTATAATTATAATCCAAATATAACAACTTCATCAGATGTAGATACGATGTGTCAGACTACTGGTGTTGGTCCAGTTAATTTAAATAATTCTATATTATATGATATAGATAATTCATTATATATCACTGGTGAAACGATTATACACACTGGAACAACATCATATAGAGTATGGATTGGTGGTAATTCTGCTACAAGATATTCACAATATTATACTTTTAATTTAAATCATATTGATAATAAATACACATTAGAACAGATTTGTTTTTTAAACAGATTAGGAAATTATAGTTATTTCACATTCAGAGGAAAAACAAGAGTTCATTTACCAAAAGAAAATGATTCATTTATTAAAAACAGATATGGATATGATAGTGATTATAACTGGGTAACTGATTCATCTAAAAGGGGAAAGACAATTTATAATGCAAATGTGAATACAGAAGTTACATTTGTATCTGATTATATTGATCAAGATTGGTTTGATTTTATGGAAGAGTTATATACTTCACCAGATGTATATTGGATTAAAGATGGAAAAGCTATATCAATGAATGTTATAGATAATGATTGGGAAGTTAAGAGAAAAGAGAATGATAAATTAATTAATTTCAGTATTAAATGTGAATTAGCAAATGAAAAATATATAAATATTTAAATGGTAGAATATATTGTTGAAGGGAAAAATATAGAATTAGATGTAAATACACAGATTGAATTTACTAAATCAATCAATGATATTAGAAATCCATCTACTACAAATAATGCTTGGACGAAGCAATTTGATATTCCCGGCACACCAAATAATAATAAACAATTTGGATTCTTATATGAAGAAAATATTGAAGTTGGTTATAATCCAAATTTAAAAAAGAGATGTGAAATCAGAGTTGATTCAATTCCCGTCTTAGAGGGATATCAGAAGATAACTGATGTGAATGATATAGATGGAAAGATAACCTATAAAATAATTGTCTATGGAGTTAATACGACAATCTGGGAGGATATGGGAGACTTCTTATTAACTGATTTGGATTTAAGTGAATATGATCATACATATAGTTTAGATCTTATTGAAGATACTTGGGAATCAACAGTAAGAGAAGGATATTATTATCCTTGGGTTAATTATAGTGATGTTCCTTGGACATTTGAAGAGATACAAGCAAGTGGAGATACATATTCATTTTTTCCCGGATTTTATATAAAGACATTAATTGATAAGATATTTGAAACATATGGTTATACATATGAAAGTGATTTTTTTAATAGTGATGAATTTAAGAGATTATTTATTCCATATACTAATTCCATATCTGGTGGAGATACTAAATATTATAGTGAAGAAATAGCTTTCACAAGTAGTTTTTCTGGTGGTTATACAGCAACATATTCAGCTAATATTACATATGATCCGTTTAGTTTAAATGATTCGTGTTGTGGGACATCTGACTATCCTTTTGTATTTAAGATGCCAACTGCTGGTAGAGTTAAAATAGTAGGTGAATATGAATTAACATCAGAAGATTGTTCTAATGCTTGGATTGGTATATATTCAAAGAAATTTGATGGAACATTAACAACTGAATTATTTAGATGGTATTTAGATGTAACTCCCGGTACATCAGTTGGAACTACATCTGGAACATTTGAATATACTACTGATGATATTCCATTAGATAGATATATATTTTCTGTTCCTTATTGCCAAGGAGGAACTAATGAATTAGATTATAGTATTGATTATTCAACAGATGGATCATTATTAATTGGTTTAAGTGAAGTTAAGATTTCTGAAATATTACCGACTGGTTTAAAACAAGTTGATTTATTTAACACAATATTTAGAATGTTTAATTTATATATTGAAGCTGATAAGGATGATACTAAAAATTTAATTATAGAACCATTTAATGATTTTTACGCATTAGGAACTGATAGAGATTGGACTTATAAAGTAGATGTTAAAGACAAAAAGAATAAATTAATGTCTGAAATAAATTCCCGTTCATATAGATTTACTTATAAAAATGATACAGATTATTTAAATCAGTATTATACTGATGCTACTGAAAAAACAATTGGTGAATTAACAACATATGTAAACACTACATTCTTTGATAAAGCTGAAACAATTGAATTATTATGTTCTCCGACAGCTATATCCAGATTTAGTGATACAACTAATGTTGTTTGGCCAAGTATTTATAAAGAACAAGAAAGAACTGATGAAACTTGGAAAGGAGAAATAAATACTAAATGGAATTGGAGAATATTAGCACAGAGTTATTTTTTGAAGAAATTTGAATTCAATGATGGAAATAGAAAAACCAGATTTTACACCGGAACTCCTTATTTAAGTGATGCTTTTTTTGGTTATAATTTTGATAGTCTTTTATTTGATTATCCAAATAGTGGTTATACTTTAACTTATGAACCAGTTGATAAATCAATAGGACAATCATTATATAGAAAGTATTGGAAAGAATATATGGATTTAATTAAAAATCAAAATAGTAGATTATTAAAAATTCCAGTAGATTTATCTCCACAAGAAATAAGTGAATTATCATTTGCAGATAGAATATTTATTGATGATACTTATTATTATGTTAATAAATTAGTCCATTCTCCAACGAATAGAAGAACACAAGCTGAATTATTATTAATTCCAGCTACACAATTGATTGAAGTGTATATAAGGAATTGGGAAATAACTGATTATGATGTGTGGATTACAGAATATATTAATGTATCATATACATTACATAACGATTCAATAGAAGAACAGAATTATAATGGACAGATTAAATTTTATTCTTTACCAGATGGACATGATGGTGAATCAGTTTATCACGGATCAACATCATTTAGTGGAACACTTAGTCCAAATCAAACATTAACTGATAGTGTAAATGTTGAAGCAGATTGGTATGGATTGTGTTATATTGAAATGTATTTATATGATACTTATTATAATAGAATATATATTAATATTACTGATTGGGCTGATTATATATCTATTTCAAATGTATCATCAACAACACCAATTACTGGTGGGACATACGCTGATATTGATTTCAGAATAACGAATGATTCAACAGATAGAGTATTAATTAGTTCTAATTATGATTTAAGAGTTAAATATTATAGTGATAGTGGAGATACATTATATGATACAAATGTAATTTCAGAACAGGTATTAATGCCGGGAAGTTTTTATGATTATAATAATGAAAATGGAACATTAGATAATTGGGAAAACGGAACTAAATTAATAGAAATAGAAATATTATATCCGGGATATACTGGATGGATAATGATTGGTTCTGATACTTATACATATTATAATCCTAATTATATAAACACTACTCCATCTGGTTTAGATGTTAATTATTCTGGTTCAATGGGATCAATTACAGTATCAGCTTATTCAACTAATAATTGGACAATATATTGTGATGAAGATTGGGTTAATATAATCGATCCATGTGGAAGTGGAACTGGAAATGGTTCATTCATGTTAGAATGGGACGAAAACCCAGAGACAGCTACTGGTAGAACAGCTATAATTTATTCTGTATCTGATTGTTCATCAGAAGATGAATTATATTTTGAATTGATTCAAGGGGCTTATCCGTATGGATATATCAGTCCATTAGAACAAGATATTTACTGGGATGGAACACATCCAGAAACTATGATTGTATATTCTAATACTGAATGGGAATTATCAGCTGATAAATCTTGGATTCAATTAACTGGTGATACTGGTTTTGGTGAAGATACATTTACAATTAATGCTGATTATTATGATTCTATTACTGGTAGAACAGCTACATTATCTATTGAATTAAGTGGTGGAACAATAGCACAAGATAAGACGAATACAGCTGAAATATTCCAAACTCCAACTGTGGTTACTTTAACAATTGATCCAAGTGGAACAACATATAAAACACATAAAGGATATTACGAGGGACAACATGTAGATATAACAATGGATTATCCTTGGGGACAATGGAGTGCTACTACATCAGCTGATTGGATTTGTCAATTGACAAATACCGGACAGACTGGTTCTGGAACAACAATAATAATAATTTCTGCTAATTGTGGATTTGAAGATGGTGTATATACTGGTAGAACAGCTGAAATTATATTTGATGGGCCAAATATTTATCAACCAGAAACATTAACAATAATTCAAGAAGCATCATTCGGATTAAATTCAAATTTCAATGGACAAGTGTTATTATTTGATAGTGGTAAATCTTGTATAGATGCCAGTGGATTAACTACTGTTCCAATTGATATAATATCTTCTGATCCAACATGTGAATGGGATTTTACTGGTAATGTTGGTGCTTATTATAATTTTATTATCTATTATAGAGGAACAACAATAGAAGTTACTAATGGAACAACTGGAAATGGTAATTTATTATTAGATGTTATTGTCAATCCTACATCTACTGGTGGTTGCACTGGATTAATAGTAAAACCATTAACATCTGATAGTTGTGGTATTGTATATAAAGATGATGTTCGTTTAACTTTTAAGTACGACCCAGATAATGCTTCTGGTGACACTGGATATTTATCATTAGATCAAAATATATATGTTATGCCTTGGAGTGGTAGCACAATTGATGGTTATCTAAGCGGAACTACATATGTAGATGCGCCAGATGGTGTTTATTGGATTGCTGCTCCTTATTTAATTAATGGTGGTATTATATCATCATCTGGTGGATTAGCAACATCACCACCTATGGGTGGATCACCACCATTTGGTTCATATTGCGGAACTGGATCTGGATGGTTCCAATGGTATATAGAACCAAATTGTAAATCAGATATAAACGAATGGAAAGATGGAATAGATAATCATATAATTGTAAATTTCCCAGATACAAATACGAGACCAACACAAGTTGGTGATCAGTATCAAGTATTATATATATTACAAACACCACCAAATTCTTGTTTAGGTAGAGAATTTACTTTAAGTAAATTTGATACATATATTGTATATAAGGATATTGGTGTTAATTATACAACAGATGAAATAGAAATATTTACATATCCTACTAATAATTGGAGTTTAACAACTGGAAATACTTGGTTAAGTATATCTGGTTCTACAAGTGGAACTGGTTCTTCATCATTCACATATGTAGCAGAGGAAAATACTGGTGTTTCAGCAAGGATTGGAGAGATTTATATAACATCTGATTTTGGAAATTATACAATTAATGTTCAACAGAATTACGCGACACTTTCATTAGATTATTATGAAATAGATGTAACCGGAGTTACAAGTGGAACATCACAAGTAACAACACAATATTCTAATTATTGGACAGCTACACCACAAGACGATTGGATTACAATTTCTGGTGGAACTGGACTTGGGAATGGAAGTTTTGATTGGTATGTTGATGATTCTATAACAGGAATTACAAGATTAGGTAAAGTATTTGTTTCATCTGATTATCCAATTGATCAAGAATTATGGATTTATCAACACCTACCACCACCACCATCACCAGATTATTATTGGACGTTTAATAATACTTTGGTTGATGAAATTAGTGGTTTAACGATTACAAGAACTTCTGGTGATACAACATATTGGAATGATGGTATTAAATCCGGAGAACAATCATTAGATTTTCCAGGTGGTAGTTCTTTACCGATGTTCGGTAATTCAGAAATAAATTGGACTGATGTATTTGTTCCTATAACTGGAATATCTAATGCGTTTAGTTCATCTGTATGGATATATCAATATAGTAGTGGTGCTACTACATGTTGTCATGGATATTATATTAATGGTTTACAAGGAGATCAAGAAGCATGTGTCAATTTTATTAGAGTAAAAACTAATACTACATCTGATAGATCATTTTTTACAGTATGGACAGATGCTGGTTATGATTGGTTGGTTATTGGTTATAGTTCCGGAGTTACTTCATTTGATGGATGGAATCATATTGTTCAAACTGTTGAACCAAGTGGAACAACAGGAGCTATTATGAAATTATATATTAATAATGAATATATTGATGAACGTTATAGTCCAAATTACGCTACTTCAAATATGTTAAATGAATCATTTTTGATGATTGGTTCACATGATAATATTCCTTCTTTTATTGTAAATCAAAGAGTGGCTAATTTAAGATTTTATAAATCTAAAACATTAACACAAGATGAAATATCAGCTATTTATGATGAAGAAAAAGCATAAAAAATAAAAAAAAAATAAATGGAATTTATAAATGAATATTTATTTAAAGTTTTCAATTTAATTTATTTGAATAAAATAAACGGATTAATAGAGCCGCCAAGAAAATTCAAATTATGTAAAAAAGATAAGCGGATTTTAAATAAAATATACCGTGTTTATGAAGTTTATAAATACAAAATAAACAAGAAAACTTTTTATAACATTGTTGTTGAATATTCTATTAAAATGAACACAGTTGTTATAAAAAGTGGAGTAGAAGTTGCGGAGCAATTAGAAAAAATAATTAAAAAATAAATGGCTGGACAAGTTAATGAAAATGTAAACGTAAAAGTTAATGTCGATACTAAACAATTTGATTCTTCATTTAAGGGAATGAAACAAGAATTAAGGGAATTACAGAAGACAGATTTAACGTTATTATCACCAGAAGAATCGAAGGCAGCTTTACAGAGAATGGGAGATTTAAAAGCTGGTATTAAAGACTTCTCTGATGAATTAAATCAAGTTGACACCGGTAATTTCTTTGGTTCTTTCTCTACATTATCTGGGCCAGCTATTGCTTCTATATCAGCTTTAAGTATTGGAATGGATATGTTTGGTCTTGAAACAGAGAAAGTTGAAAATATACAAAGAAAAATGATGGCTACAATTGGTATTCTATCATCATTACAGACGATAGCTGATACCAATAAGTTAAAATCTCTTGTTAAAGCACTTCCATTACAGGCACAAGATTTAAAGAATAGGATAACAAATACATTATTAATTAAACAAGAAACAAAAGCAATAATTCAAAAAAATGTAGCAGAAGAAGCGAGTGCGTCCTCTATCAAAAAAATAACCATATTACAGAAGGCTTGGAATAAGGCTGTTTCCGCTAATCCGATATTATTAATCGTAGCCGCTGTTGCCGCACTTGTAACTGGAATTGTTTTATTAACAAAAGCGTTCAGAAAGAATACAGAAGAAGCAAAGGAATCTGAAAAAGCATTAGATGGAGTTGTAATTAAAGATGAAGAATTAAGGGAAGCACATAATGAAACGATAAGAACTATTAGAGATTTTGATTTGGAAATGCAACACTTAAATGGAACAATTTCTGATCAAGAATATGAATTAACACAACTTCAATATAAGTATGAAGATTTAGCAAGAGGAATTGAAGATAAATATTTACCGGCACAAGAAGAAGCTGAAAGGAAATCATTTGGTTTTTGGAATTCATTAAAAAATTCAATATTATCAATCGGAAATCCTTATGGAGCTTTGATAAAAAATTCAGTTGATTATGGAGAAAGAATAATAGAGATAGAAGGAAAAATATCAGCTGAAATGATAGAAATTCAAAAGAGAGAAGAAGCTGAAAGGGAGTTAATATTAGAAAGACAAGAGAAAAAGAGAATTGATGATATTGAACAAGCTAATCAAAAGATACTTAATTTATCTAAATCATTATCTGACGCAAGAGTTAAGGACGAAACACTTAAATTAAAGATGATAAGGGACGCCAGAATCAAAGATATTCAAGATTCTAAGGCTGACATCGAAGTTCAAACAGAAGCTATTAAACAAGTCTGGACTACTTATTATAATGATGTTTCTAATTTAGAGAAAAAATATACAGAAGATAGAAAAAAAGAATTAGAAAAATTAGTAGAAGATACAAGAAAAGCACAGATTAAATTAGAAGAAGCCCAATTTGGTGAAGATAAATTAGCCAGATTAGAGGAAGATTATCAAAAACAACTTGATTTATTAGACGAAAGACTTAAAAGAGAGGAAATTAAATATGAAGATGCTGAAAAACAGAAAAATGAAATAACAAAATCTTATTTATTAGAAAAAGAAACGATAGAATTAAAGGCACAAGAAGAAAAACATAAGAAATTATTAGATTTCCAAAAGAATTATTTAGATAAAACGATAGAACAACAAAGGGAAGCTGAATTAGCTTTAATTGAAAAGGAAGGAGCCGAAGCTGGGGCTTCACCAGAGGAAATCGCACAAGCTAAATATAAGATAGAAAAGAAATACATTGATTTATTAACTGATTATCGTAATAGTGAAGTATATGATCGTTATCAGACAGAAATAGACGCACAGATACAAGCATTAGATACTAAAATGTTGAATGAACAAGAGTATTTAGAGGCGAGAGACGCTATTTTAGAACAATATTCTGAAAAGGAAAAACAAAGACAAGAATTAAAGGATCAATCCATTCAATTAGGACATCATATTGCTATGGAAGGAATTAATATGATTGCTGAAAGACAAAAAGCCGCTTATCAGAATCAATTAAACTTAATAGATGGTGAATTTTCAGCTGAACAAGAGAAAATAGATAAATTATTAAAGTATCAACAAATATCTGAATTAGAAGCTGAACAGATGCGAACTGAATTAGATGAAGAAAGGGCTAAAAAGGAAAAAGAATTAGCAATCGAACAAGCAAAGAAAGATAAGAAGTTAGCTTTATTCCAAATAGCAATTGATACAGCCGCAGCTGTTGTTAAAGCACTTCCTAATGTAGTATTAACCGCTTTCGCTGCTGCTACTGGTGCTGCTTCCGCTATATCAGTATCTTCAAAACCACTACCAACATTCAGAGTAGGTTCAGAAGAACCATTTGAAGAAACTGGAAATGCTTATCTACATAAAGGGGAGATGGTTGTTCGTCCAGAGGGAGTATCATATTCTAATAATGAAGAAGTGATAAGGAGATTGAACGATAATCCATATACAGATTTAAGTAGATTAGCTTATAACGCTATTACATTCGATACAATGATTGAATATATTGATTTATCATTACAACGATACAATAAAATACCAGTTGTCCTTAATGTTAATGAATTAAATGATACGAATAGTATCATAACTAATATTGAAGCGACATCAGAAGTATAAAAAAATAATTAATTAAAATGAAAAAATTATGGGAAAAAATAAAGAAATGGATTAAGTCTTTTTACATTAAAAATCAAGTAATTATACTTAAAGTTTTAAACTATTTAGTATTATTTTCTATTTACGGATTGAATAGTAATCCTTATATTGAAATGATTTTAGGTATCTATATTATGTTTCTAATCGGAATGGATGCTTTTAAAATTTTTATGAAAAAACAATTAAAATAATTATGCGAATAGTTGAATGGATATTAAATGATCAAGATGATGAAGATGGAGTATTAGCTGTATCACTTGTATCTAATCCAGCAATAGAATTAGATATGCAGTTCTTCCAAAGACAAGATTTTTTAACACGAACAACATCAGATGGACAAACAAAGACAATAACTGATATTCAAAAATTAAGAAATCCTATTTATGGTTATAATTTTTGGGAAGTAAAGACGAGAAATAACGAGCCTTGGAAAATTGATACATCACATCCATTTTGTATTGAACATGCTAAACCGGGAAATAATGTATATCATATAACAGAGATTTGGGATTGGGCTAATAAAGTTTCTTCAACATCATCATTACAAGATGGATGGATTACTGAATCTGATTTTACTTCAAAGTTCAGAGGAAATCAAGCACAGAATTATAACTTGGATCAGCAATTATATAACTGCAGACACACATTAGTTCCCGTATATGAAGTATCAAAAGTTCCAACATATAAATTAAAATATCCTTGGCCCGAAACATTCAGTAAAGTTCCCAAAAAAGATACGAATTTTATGAAATTTGAAATCTCTAATAAGGAAAAAAGACAGATTAAAGGAGTTGCTATGGTTCCAGATAAGTTAATTTATAGAACAGATGGACAGAATGAATATTATGGTTATTTTAAGAAGGAAACCATTAAAAAAATGAAACAAAAATACGGATTCAATAGAGAATTAACCATTCAACACCAAGATAATATCACTGGAACAGCTATTCTAATGGATTCTTGGATTTATTCAGAAGAAAAAAATGATAATTGTGGAATAAATGATTTAAAAGATGGAAGTTGGTGCTTAGAATACAAGATTTTAAGCGATAAACTTTGGGATATTATCAAAATGGAAGGCGTTAAGGGATTTTCCATAGAAGCCATATTATCAACAGTTTAATTAATTAAAATTAAACTAATTTAATAGTTCTATATTAACGATAAAGAACTTAAAAAATAATTATTTAATAAGATGCTTAAAAAATTTAAAGAAATCTTCAAAATTGTTAATTATTTCGGCACTATGATACTTCAAGACGGAACGGAAGTTACTGTTGATGGAAAGGGAGACGAAGGAGATGCGGTTACTGTTGTTATTGAAGGAAATAATGAACCAGTTCCACTTCCAGATGGAGAATACACATTAGAAGATGGTATGATTATGACTGTTGCCGCTGGTGTAATAGTAGATATAGTTGAACCAACACCAGAGGAAGAAGAAGCTCCCGAAGAAGCTCCCGAAGAAGAAGAAGAAGTTGAAGCACAAGAAGTTGTTGAAACTCCCGAAGGAGAAGAAGTGACTGTTCCAACAGAGGAAGAAGTAGCAGAAGTAGTAGAAGATGTTCAAACTATTGAAGATGTAGTAGCTCTTTTAGAGGAAAGAGTAGCGACATTGGAAAATATGTTGGCAGGAACAGAAGAAATGAAAAGTGAATTCCAATCACTTAAAGAAAAATTGGAAAAAACAGATGGAGCTTTTAAAGTATCCAAAATTAAAAAGGAAGTTGAATTATCTCCTTCCGAAAAAAGATATCAAGCGATTAAAAATCGTATCGTATCTTAAAAAAATAAATCAAAATTAAAAATGAAAAAAGAAACATTAAATTTTGGACTTACTGTAACTGATATCGGAAGTTGGGTTAATGAAAACGGACAAGAGTTACTTGAAAAGGCTATATTAGCGGGAGAAACTCTTTCTTATATAACAATCTACCCGGGTGTAAAATACAAAGAGCAATTAAAGATATTAGACACTGATGCTAATTTCCAAGCTGCTGCTTGTGGAACACCTACAACAAGTGGTTCAACGGTTATTTCTGATAAGGATGTTGAGGTTAAGCCATTTATGGTTTATGAAGAATTGTGCCCCGCTGATCTTAACGATACTTCACTTCAATTATCACAGACTCCGGGATTAGATACTACACTTCCATTTGAAGGACAGTTTGTTCAATTAAAATCAAAGAGAATTGCTGAACAGATTGAAAAATACTACTGGGTTAAAGCTTCTGGCTCTACATTCATTGGTGGTATTATTAATCAAGTTGATGATGATTCTGATGTAGTAGATTACACTTTTGATTTTTCAGCAACTGGTTTAACTGATTCAGAATTAATAGCTGGTTATGTAGCTATGATTGATGAAGTTCCAGAAGAAATTCAAGGAGCAGACGACTTAACATTATTCCTTGGAAAAGATGCTTTCAGAAAACTTTCAAGAGCTTTCTTAAACACAACTAATGTATTATTACAGAAGTTTGATTTTAACGGAGTTGATGTATTTGAATTTCCCGGCGCAGAAAATGTAAAAGTTCGCCCGGTTAATGGTTTGAATGCGGCTAATAACACTGATAAGAGAGTTTTAATCACACCAGCAAGTAATTTACTTTATGTATGTGATTTAGAAGGAGAAGAAAGTAGAATGTGGTGGAGCGAAGATGATAGAGTTGTTAAGTATATGGCTGATTTCAAATATGGTCCTGCTTACAAATTCGGAACACAGATAGTTGTATCACAAAAATCATAATCAACATCAAAATTGATTAAAAAAATAATTTAAAAAAAATGGCATATAATTTAGATAGTAATATTGATATGAGAGGAAGAGATAATTCCCCAGGTTCAAGTGAGATTTTTCTTACTGAACACTCTAATATAACTGCCGTTGATGTTGATACAGATAATGAATATGTAAGCGAAATATCCATGTCTGGATCTACATATTTTTACAAATATCAAATGCCGAGAGAGAATATAAACTTCACAAATGGAGCGGAAATAAATATTCCTAATGGAACATATATTTTCCGTCCTCTTGTTAATTTTAATATTCCCGGATTACAAGTTGATCAACTTAAAATGTTTGATGCTCTTGTAAGAAAGACAGTTGCTGCTATTGTTAAAACAAATGAAGGCAAATACTATATTATCGGTAAAGACAACGGTTTAGATTTAACATCAAACTCTAATTTCACAGTAGGTTTATCACCAGCTGACTTAATTGGTTCTACAATAGAGCTTGAAGGATTAGAATCAAGTAGGATTTATGAATTAGATCCAGCATTAGCAAGTTCAATAATGGCTACTATTGTTAGTCCTTAATTTAGGATATATTTTCTATATCTTTATAATAAATTCTTAATAAATTTAGAGGAGCAGAACGCTCCTCTTTTTTTGATATATATTTCAAATAATTTCAAAGTATTTTTAAACTAATTTCAAAAAAATCTATTAACAATTATAAATAAAAATTAATATATAGGAATGTTTAAATTAAAATCGGAAGAATCAAATAATAAAACATTTTACTTAAAAAATTCATATTCAACAGAAGAAACATTTGATTACGAATTAAAAATATTTAATCATATAAGTAAAACTGGATTTACAATGGATATACAAGACGAATCTCCTTGGGTTTCCGGTAAAACTAATGTATCTGAATTATCATTTGATGATAAAGTTGAATTTTATTCTGGTAATTCATATTACATATCAGCTTTTTCTAATTTAACACATATTTTCAATAATATTATACAGATTTCTGGTGTAAATCACACATTTTATTCTGATGATAATATAAATTATACACAATCAACACAATTAGGGACGAAATACGGGATTATCTTTAATGATATAACAAATGATAAGGGAATGATAGTGATAGTTGATTCTGGTGGGACTGAACTTGTTTCTGAATCGTTCTGTGATAATGCTGTATCTAATTTAAGAATAGTATCAATAAACATATCTACATTATGTATCGGATATTATGATAGAATTGAACAAAAATCATATTTAAAGGAAGTATTTTATAACGGAACATTAACACAATATGATCCGACAATGTTTTATAATGGAGAAGCACAAGGATTAGATATAGATAAAGTTTCTTCAACTTATATAGTATTAACATATCATACTAATACACAAGGGATAATACAATTAGCACAAAAGAGTATTGATCATATATTCAGCGTTGGTTTCCCTTTTGTCTTTAATGATGATTTAACATTATTTTCTTCATCAGCATATCAAGATGGAAATGTGGTTGTATTATATTATGATGTTGATGATCAATTAAAAGTTCGTAATTGTAGAATATATGATGAATATATCAGTATTGGAATACCATCTGTTGTAGAAGATTCATATTGTTATGATTTAAATATAGGAATATTAGATGATTATTACGCTTATATATCTTATTATAGTGGAAATGATATAAAGATATACACATCATTAATTAAAGTTATTGAAGATGATATAACAATCATTAATAACGCTATTCCATTAGATGATTGGAGTGAAGGAATGTTCTTAACTACCATAAATGATTCAAGATATATGATTAGTTATATGGATAGTGGATATACTGGTGTATATCGTTATGTAGACATGGACAGAACACAAACATTAGATGTTGAAGTTGATTATAATGAATTTAACATTGATTTAACACATATTGATACATCTGAATTAGGAGGGCATAATGATTATTGGATATATTATTCCAATGAAGTTGTAGAAAAAGGAGTATGTTATATAACACAAAAAGATATTACATATAATACATAAAAATAAATTTAACAAAATGCAAAGTGAAATATTCAAGTTCAAAGATCATACAAAAGAGATTCCTTTATTTAATGATAATTTAGATAAGAGGAATGGATATTATAGATTAGGACCAGATAATAAATACTATGATTATTTAATTGATTTGTATAAAACATCAGCTAATCATTCATCTATGGTTGATAATATTGTTCAGAGAGTAGTTGGTAGTGGATTTCAGAGTGAAATAGAAATTGAACAGAATAAGATAAGGGATTATAGAGTAAATGAATGGTTTAAATCATCAGCAAAGAATCTTGTATTATATGGTGGTATATCAACAGAGATAATATGGAATACTCTACACACATATATTAATACATTTAATTCATTAGACTTAGATAAAGTAAGAGTTGGTTTAATGGATGAAGAATTAGAAGAACCAACATTATATTTCTATTCTCCATATTTTTCTGATTATACTTATGGAGGAGCTAATAAGGAAATTGATGTTATGTATAAGTTTGATTCAAATGAAAATTCAGATAATCATCAAATATTATATAATTTTGGTGAAAACAGATTAGGAAATGATATATATCCCAGACCAAATTATTTACAATCAATTCCTTGGATTGTAGTTGATTCAGAATTACCAAATTATTATATGAATTTAGTATTAAATAATTTTATGGTTTCAAATATATTAGTAGTTCCGTTTCAACCAGATGAAGATGATCAAGAAACATTTGAAAAGGGATTAAAAGAGAAATTTGTGGGAACGGATAAAGCCGCATCAACTATGGTTATATATACTAATCAAGAAGGAGACAATAAAGTTGAATTAATTAATGTAGCTGGTGATCAAGGCGAAAGAAAATATGATGAATTAGTTGAATTAACAGTAGCATCACTGGCAAGAGGAATTGGTATTCCTTCACCGATGTTGGCTGGTTTATCAATGCCGGGTAATTTATTTGGAATAGCTGATTTACCATCTTTGGAAACAATGTTTAATAAGCAAACAATTTATCCGATGCGTAATTTATTATTAGATGAATTCCAAAAGATAAACGAACATTTACAAACTCCTTTAACAAATTTTGAAATCACTAATATTGATATATTTGATGAAAAAACAACATAATTAAAATGAACACTTTTATTAACGAGGATAAACTATTTATTGATGAAGAAACATTTAAAGCGATGGTTCCGAGTTCAAGAAATGTATCAGATACACAAAGTATCTATTACGCTATTGCTTTATCACAGAGAAATACTATAAGAGATATATTAGGAGATGATTTATACGAAGATATAGTATCAGATTATACAGCTTATGTAAATAGTGGAACTTCAATGTCGAGTTGTTATACTAATTTAATGAATAATTATTTAAAACCAATATTATCATTTGCTACTTATAAAAGATTAATAAATAATTTATCATTTAAATTAAAAGAAGGAGGTTTAAGAGCTGTTGAAGATACAACATCATATTTAGCTGATGGAAATGATAGAGCTATAATTAAATCAGAAATAACATCCGATATAAATATGTTTATTAGAGATATGAAAAAATACATATATGATAATCAAAGTCGTTTTCCATTATATGATCAAGGATTTGATGGAGTAAATGAAAAGAAAGTAAATCTGATGATAGGGAAAGTTGAAAATCCTAAAAAATCAATTTATAATAAATATAGATGAACAAAACAAATATAGATAAAATAATAGATGTATTATTTTTTGAAAAAAAGAGAAGTAATAAATATGACACCAGAAGAAAAAAAGGAAATATCAGAACTGATAAGTCTGAACATGACTGTATTCCACGCGAGGACAGAAGCTAAATACGATATTATAGATAATAAATTAGATGGCGTTCATAACAGATTAGATAAGATAAATGGAAGTGTTCAAAAACATGAAGAAAAATTAAACGAAATGACTATTTCTGATTCAATTCAATTGAATGAAAATAAAAGAATTGAAAATAAATTAGATGATCAGTATCTACATTGTCCGAATACAGCTAAATTAAACGAAGTATTAAGTGATGTTATTACAAAGAAAGAAGTCAAGAAATCAAATAGAAATTTAATTATAATTATGTCTATTATTTTAGGTTTATTTGTGGCAATTCAAAAATTATTTTTAATATAATGGATAAAAGTAAATTCGTATTTCAAGAGATATTTAATAATTCCAATGGTAAGACATCCGGGAGTGGTTTTTGTGGTGTTGTAATAGTATTAAGCGGTGTATTAGGATTCCTTGGTGTATTAGTGGGTTACTTCATCGGATTACCATTAACCATTGAATTAATCCCTTATTTGATTACTTATATTGGAATAGGAGCTACTTTACTTGGAGTAAGAAAACTAAAAAAAGAAACAGAAAACAATGCCAATTAAATCAACTAACATAGATTTTAATAATATTCCTAATCCTCCATCTGGATATACTTATATTGGAACAGATGAAAGTGGAACAATTGTATTAAGAAAAGATGATGGAACCGTGGTTTACCCATCAGGTGCTGAATATCTTTATCAATTAGGTGATGTTGATTCATCAGTTCAAAACCCATCATTAAATGATACATTAATATATGATGGAAGTAAATTTGTTGCTTCTGGTGTTACTTCTGATTCACAAGATTATGTGAGTGGTTATACTTACAATAAGGAATATATAGACAATTTAGAAGTTGATTTAAGTGGTTATTATACATCTGGACAGACACAAGATTATGTGAGTGGTTATACTTACAATAAGGAATATATAGACAATTTAGAAGTTGATTTAAGTGGTTATTATACTTCGGGGCAAACTGATATATTACTTGGTAGTAAAGTTGATTTAAGTGTATATAATTCTTATACAGGAACTACTGATTCTAATATACAATCAAATACTGATGATATTACTTCATTACAAGGGGAATTTGACACTTTCTCTGGTGAAACGAATACTTCTATCAGTTCGATAGAAAGTTCCTTAAACAATCTTGAAACTGATTTTAACACATATACTGGAACAACAGCACCAAATACATATACAACTGAAAGCTGGGTTAGTGGTTTTACTTATGATAAAAATTATATTGATAATTTAGAAGTTGATTTAAGTGGTTATACTTTACAATCAGATTTTAACACATATACTGGAACGACAGCCCCAAATACATTCACAACTGAAAGCTGGGTTAGTGGATTTACTTATGATAAGAATTATATTGATAGTATAAGCGGCACAACTGATTTATCTAATTATTATACATCTGGACAAACCGATTCTCTATTAGATGATAAAGTTGATATTACAAGTGGATATGGAACAATAACAAATGGAGATTCACAAATATTTAAAATAGAATCTGGTTCAGTAATAGTTGAAACAAAATCACTAATAACAAGTAGAAGTTATCAAATCAAATCAACAGATGGAATAGATACTAATTATTTACTTATAAAACCAACTACAACTACATCAAGTAAAAAAATATCATATACACACATTCATACTTTTGATGATGATGATGATTTAATAACTAAAAGATATGTTGATGATAATATACCAGATACAAGTGTTTTTACACTTAAAACAACATTTGAAACTTATACCGGAACAACAGCTCCAAATACATATACTGATTTAACAACATACAATTCTTATACAGGAACAACAGATGGAAGATTAGATGATGTTGAAGATGATATAGAAGATAAACAAGATAAATTAGCAACAATATTATCAACTGGTTCAACAACATATCCCTTAACAGATGATGATCTTGGTAAAATATTAGAATTCACAACGGGAACAACAGTTGTATTAAATTCTGGTTTAACAAATGGATTTCAGTGTGATATAATGAATCTAAGTGATTATACATTATCATTAAGTGGAACAACAACATTATACACAAAAGATGATGCTACTGATATTGCTGATAAGTATTCTGGTGTATCAGTATATTGGAATGGAACAAGATGGATCGCAGTTGGAAATCTATCTTAAAATTAAATAATTATTATGTCAATTAGATTTGGAATATTACAACAATTACAAGAATCATTATCAAGGCCTTATTTTGATCAAGTGGAAACAATATATAATACTGATGATATTTCTTGGATTTCAAGTAATACTATTTCATATTTAGATGTTTATAACAATATATTATATTTTGTTAATAATACCGTATCAACAATTTCATATGGGAATATAAATCTAAATACTGGTATAATTACTAGAAATTCAACAACAGCAAATTGGTCAGTATTATCAATTAGTTCACAATCTATATTTAAATACACAGATGGTAAATATTATGCTATATTTTTTCCTAGACACGATAGTGTTGGTTATAAAATTAATATAACAGATATGACATACAATACAATTGGATTCACTAATATTTCTGGTTATTATTTAACCGGAACAGATAAGTATTCTAGTTGTGTATATATTAATGGAACTGTATGGGGGTGTAATAGGAGAGTATGTTATTTATCATATTATGATTGGGTAACAAATAAAATAATAATTACAAATACCCAAGCACAATCAATAAAAGATAAATTTGCTCTTGGTTATATAACAAACGGTGAAACTATAGTTATGACACCATACCAATTAACAAATGCTTATGTTTATAATACATCAACTAGTATTGGTTCAAATGTAAGTAGTGGTTATTTTAGAATTAATAATTATAATACAAGTTTAAGTGGTATGCGTTTTGATGATGTAGATAATATTAAAAGAGTTTATTTTAAATATAGTTACGATAATAAATTAATGTATTATGATTTCGAAAATAATACTTTTTATCAATCAACTATTAACTCAACAAATTATAGTTATTATTTGTCATATTCTAATAAAATTGTTGGTTTAAATCCTTCTAATTGTAATTGGAGTAAATGGAATTATGATTATAATGTTACTGGAAGTGGAACATTATCAGTAACTTCTGGAACATATCCTGGTAATTGCTTTAATAATGCTCCGAAAGATAAATGTTATCACATGGGAATAAGATATGATAATTTTAATGATAGATTAACAATTATTAATTTTGATCTATTATAAAAAAAAATGATAAAAAAATGATAAAAATATTAGTTGTAAATTACAATACACCGGATTTAATTGAAAATTTAATTGAAAGTTATTATAAGTTTGGTTATGATAAATATGAATTACATATAGTTGATGGTTCAGATAAAAATAATTATATTAACGAATCAAAGAAATTACAAGAACGATATAAAATATAACTTTTGATTTTTTAGGTTATAATATTCATCATGGACCAGGACTAAACTATTTAATAAATAAATATGAATCTGAATATTACATGTTAATGGATTCTGATTCTACATTTATAAAAGATGGTTATATAGAATATTCATTAAGTGAAATTAATGATTTATATGGTGTTGGTTATGTTTGTATAATAGATGATGATGGGTATTGTGGGAGATTACAAAAGTATAAAT